TTCCCCGCCGGGATGGATGTCTTTGCTTGCGTTGTACCCCCCCGGGGGGGTAGAGTGTGGGGACGGATGAGATGCGAGTCGAGGAGGGGTGATGGGGGAGGAGAGCGTGGAGATCAACGCTGTCGCGGCCGACGGGACGGTGTATCAGCGGGTGCTGAGCGCGCACAGGATCGCCATCCAGGTGTTCGAGGGGGAACCCCCACGCCGGGCCATGATCCAGTTCTACGATGCGGACGGCAACCACTTCCGCACCCTCTGGGTCGACCAGCAATGGGTGGACTATCACCCCTCGGCCAGGAACGGTGAGGCCGTCCATGCCGGCCGATGACGTATATGCGTCGGCCGAGAGGAGGACCAGGATGGAGACCAACGCGGACCAGAGCGCTCGGCTGGCTGAGATCCTCGCCGGCAGCGGTGTCGGGGACGAGCTCCGCCTCCGCATCGTCGAGTGGGCCGAGGCCTGCTTGGACCAGGCATACGACGAGGGCCGTGCTGACGGCTATGGGGACTTCTACCGGGCGTGGCCTGAACGACGAGGGGGAGACGGGATGATGGATCAGAAGCAGCGCGAGGCTCTCTGGCAGGCGCTGGGCAATGCGGCCACCGGGGATCTGCACCTCAAGTTGGTCGGGATGATCGAGGACCTGATGTCCGACGAGTACTGGCGCGGACATGGCGACGGTTACCACGTCGGCGCGGAGTCCGAGAGGGCGATCGGCTGATGGATGTCCGCCAGGCATTGATCAACATCGGCGTTGACGTCTGGGCCATCCCGGATGATCAGTGGGAATTGCTGGCCAAGGCTTATGCCGTCGGCCATAGCGATGGTTGGCATGCCGGTGTCCAGGAAGACGACGAACAAGCGTTCTACGAGTACTAGGAGAGGATCAACATGTTCGAGTTCATCGGTAAGGCTGTGGCCGGCATCGTCTCGGTCGCGGTAATCGGGGCGGCTGCGGCCTTCCTGAACGGCTCCATCCTGATGCTGGGCATAGGGGCGGCACACGGCTGGATTCCGGCCATCCCCACCGCAGGCTATTGGTCCTGCGTCCTCATCGCCTACGCCACCCGGCTGATGTTCGCCGTGCAGGCGTCTTCGGGGAGCAAGTGATGGGATGGGCCAGCGGCGGTGAGGTCTTCGACCCGGTCGCTAATGCGCTAATCCAACTGAACGTTCCGGGCCATGTCCTGTACATGATCTGTTGGACCCTGATCGGTCCGCTGCAGGAACGTGGCTGGGACACCGAGGGCGAATCCCTTGGGGAGTTCCTGGACTACCCGGAGATCGTGGCCGCCTTTGCGGCCTGCGGCGTCGAGCCGAATGAGGAGGAGGGCTAGATGGGTCCGAACCGGCCTGAGCCGATGACCATCCAGGAGAGGCTCGTCTACTTCCATGACCTGGCGTTGAAACAGAGCTACGCCATCGAGGAGGCCCTGGAGAAGGCCAGCAATGTAGACGGAGCCCATCACAAGCAGTGGATCATCGACCAGATGGTTCGTGCCCTGACCGGCGATGACTACGAGGAATGGGTCCGCCAATACGAGTCGTGCGGCTCTCCGGATTGCTCGCTCCATCACGGAGGTGACGCCGAGGATACCGATGACTGCGATGAGGGCTACTTCTGGGATGAGGGGATCGCACCGTGATGGATGACGAGACCTGGAATCAGATGATGGCCTCCTTGCAGATGGATCTTTACCCGAAGGCTCAGGCCAAGCTCGACCATGACCTGGTCAACGCTTATCGTGGCACCTTCTGGGAGATCTACAAGTGGACCGGCGCGGACCCCATGGACTACGAGTCATGTCCGCTGTACGGAGTCCTGATACCGGACATCCCGATTCTCGCCTTCAATGAGGTTAAGGATCTTCGCAACCGTTACGACGAGCTGCAGGCATCCGCTGACCGGCTGGAACAGTTCGCGATGTGGCTGGCCTCGATGGACGACTCGAATCCGGATCAGATGAGCGAGGAGCGCAGGATCGTCACTCTCACCCGGATCATTGAGCGGGCCAAGGGGGCCCTGGGGGTTGGCGGAGATGACTGATCCGGCCGATGACGAGATCGTCGTGAACACCGGCTACGGGATGTTTCGGGTGGCGAGGTTTCTGTTCAATCTCTGGAACCGGTACGGCTGGCCCACCGAGGAGACCCTGCGGCTGATGCACGCCGACCAGAATGGGGTGAAGATCGATGAGTGAACCGTCAGTCCTTGCCTTCGTGAAGAGGGATTTGAAGTACTTCGGGGTCCCGGAACCGGAGAACCTGAGGACCATCGTGACCTCCACGCTGGACTGGGTTCATGACTGGTTCCGGGAGACTGCGGGCGCAGGCGAGTGCAACTGCCAGAGGTGCTTCCTGGAGATGATCAACGAGGTCCGGGACGGCGATGTTAGGAGTGATGATGACAATCGAGCCCCCGCCTGAGACTGAGATGTATGTGCGCATGATCGAGCGGGTGTTGTCGATCAGTCCGAAGCCGGGTGAATCCGTGGAGGACTTGATCAGCAACAACCACGTTCAGATCCGGTCGTGGGTCGAGATGATCTGGCGGCATGCCTTCTTCGCCGGTCAGGCTTCCATGGCCGGAAAGGTCGGCGAGAAGTACCTCGTCGTGACGCCCGAGCAATACGAAGAGATCCAGAAGAAAGTCCAGAAGAAAGTCCAGGAGGAGTGACACATGCACGATCTCAATGAGTTGAGCGAGAAGGACCTTGAGGGTCTGACTCCGATGGAAAGGGTGGTCACGATGGCCAGCCTCATCGAGTTCTACGGTCAGCAGGTCCCCGCCGTGCTCGCCCAGATGCGATCCGATGAGATCCGCGAACTGGCCAGGGAGCATACGCCCCAGGAGATCCAGGAGGGCACCGGTATCAACCCGAACCGGGTCCGAAAGTTGGTCGATCGGCGATGAAGATCATCCAGGACTTCTGCAGGGTGGCGGCACCGGTGAGCCTGATCTTCATGGGTGTCGTCTTCCTTGGATACTCCGGCTTCTACGGCTTCTGATGGATCAGGAACCGGAGCCGCAGTACCAATGGAGCATGGATGAGCTCACTGCCGGCTTCGAGGTCAAACTTGAGCGGGGCATGCAGTGGTATCGCCTCCATTCCCTGTCTCCGTGGTGGCCTCTGAGCGATGAGATCCTTGAGAGCTACGGCTGCAGGAGAACCGAGACCCAGGAGTCCAGGATCGCCCGGCTGGAGTGGAGGGTCCGGCAGCTCGAACTGGAGCTGCAGCGCCGCGAGGACTACGAGAACGAAATGCAGGAGAGGAACTGAGTGTCACATGCGAGTCGAGCTCACACTGAGTACGGGGAAAACCGTGACGGTTCATGTCACACGATTCGAGGTCAAGAAGAACGATCTGGGCGACGTAACTGGTTTCAGCTGGGGCTATATCGAGGAGGTGGGCAGCGGCTTCCTGGTCTATATCCGCCCCGAGTCCGTGGATGCGGTGGTGGCCTACCCGGAGGTCGGCGATCCTGGCTTCTCAGTGGACGTGAGCGGCGGCCAGGACGGATGGGATGGTGAAGCTGCAGAGCCCGGCGGCGATGAGCTTCACCTGGAACGGGATGTTGAAGACCGCGATCCCGAAAAGGACGGCCGCGAGCAGGAAGAACAACAGGTCAAAGGTAGTGGTCATGATGACCAGATACCCATCGAGGAAGGATCACACGCACATGAATCATGAACGGGCATTACTGCTGGCCGAGGCCCTGGAGTCCGGTCGGTACATCCAGGGTTTCAAGGTCCTGGAGCGCCACATCCGGAATGAGGACGGCACCGAGTCGGTGCGGAACTGCTGCCTCGGGGTGGCCACTCGGTTGGCCCAGGGAAATGGGATCGACCTGTCCGAGGAGATCGATTCGCGCGGGGTTGTCGAGTTCGACGGTGAAGCCTGCGGAATGACGCACAGGGTGCAGTCATGGTTCGGCTTCAAGACTTCCGGCGGTGTCTTCGATGGGGACGGCCATCCCGGGATGGTCGACGGTTTCGCCTCGCTGATGGGCATGAACGACAGCGAGGAAGCCGACTTCAATGAAATCGCCCGTGTCATCCGTGAGAACTGGGAGTCGCTGTGACCATCGACGTACCGAACCCCGAGGCCCTCAAGGCCGGCATCCAGCACGCCCAGGATCACCTGAACAGCTGGGGCCAGGAGGAGTTCCTGACGTACTGGGACGACGAGGGCAACCCGATGGAGATGCCCGAGGAAGGAGACCCGCCGTGCGGGACCATGGCTTGCCTGGCCGGCCACATCCTGCTGGCGTCCGGGAAGTCCTGGAAGGACATCGAGCGGTTGGATATCCCGGTCGAGGCCCTCAAGGTTCTCGGCTTCGACGGCCGTCGTTCCGGCGACGGTGAGCGCTTTGAGGACCGGGTCTTCTTCTGCACCCATGACGCCTCTGGCCCGCTGGCGAAGACGCGGGAGAAGTTCGAACTCTTCAAGGCCCACGTCACCAGGGTCACCGGGATCGAGCTGTGAAGCCGGAGATCGCCGAGATCTGGGCATTGGCCCTGGAGTCCGGCCTGTATGAGCAGGGCAAGGGTCACCTGGTACTGCATCACCCTTCCTCGGGGCCGCCAAAGTACTGCTGCCTCGGCGTTCTCTGCGACCTGGCAAACAAGGCGGGGGTGAAGACCCCCTTCGGGGCGGCTCAGGAGAACGCCCTTCCGGGACTCGGTGGCTGGAACTTCGGCACCAATGGAGCCAACCTTCCGGATTGTGTCACCGAGTGGGCCGGAATGGATTCCGCTAGCGGTGATTTCGGCCCCGGCTCGATCGACTCTCTGATGATCCACAACGACAACGGGGATTCGTTCCCCGAGATCGCGGCGATCATCCGGGAGCATGTGGAGGAGCTCTGATGGCTCGCGAGATGGAGCACGACAACAACACCGTCTTCCGGGTGGTGGTCAACGTGACCTGGCCCAATGCCCGTAACGAGCTACAGACCTATGGCCCGTACACGGAAGCGAACCAGGCTGAGCGGATGGGGAAGCGTCGGGTTCGTCAGCTGAACAAGTTCCACGCCATCACGACCTATCTGGTCGAAGAGTCTGCGGTCGCCTGGCGAGTGGCGGACTAAGTACGCAGATTGATCTACTCTGGGCGGTGACCGGCTGGGACTGCGGCCGGCATCGCCCAGATTGGTGTCTGACATGCCCTTCGTTCCCAACATCGGTGATCTCACCGACTACCGCTACCTGGCGACTGCCAACGGTGCGGCCCTGACCTCCGGTGTCATGACCTCGGTCTCCTTCAAGCTGGGAGCCGGCCAGAAGATCAGCAACATCTCCGTCGTGTCGGCCACCACGGCTGCCGGCACTCCCACCCACTGGTGGTTCGCCCTCTACTCGGCCGCAGCCACTCCGGCCAAGGTCGCCCAGACCGCCGACCAGACCACCACGGCTCTGGGTGCCAACACCCTGGTCACCAAGGCCCTCGCAGCTCCCGTGACTATCGCGGTGTCCGGCATCTACTGGATCGGCATCAACTTCACCGCGACCACGGTTCCCACCCTGCTGTCCGCGCCGGCCCAGGCCGCTGGTCTGCTCAATAACGCGGGCATCCTGACCGGGGATAAGGGCCTGGCGGTTACGTCCGGGTCCGGTCTTCTGGGTGTGGCGCCGGCCACCATCGCCACTCCGGCGGCCTCGCTGGTCGTGCCCCTGGTGTTCGTGTCCTGATCTAGGATCTAGATACCCCACGGCCGGGGTCGCAGCGCCCCCATCCGCTCCCCCGGCCGTGGAGCATAGGAGTGGATATGACGATCCAGGACCGTATCGCCGTCACGGCGTCCGGTGGCGAGATCGCCCATCCCGGTGACACCGAACGCCTTCGGGCATATTGGACCACCGGCAAGGGTGCAGCGAAGATCCGCTGGGCCGAGCCCTGTGCCTTCTGTCGCTGTCTGACCCATGTCGGGAAGGCCACGGCCGGCAAGATGCCGGTGACCGAGCTCAAGGGTCTCTGCGCCAACCTGGAGAAGAGGGCCACCGGCCACTTCCCCAACCCCGAACACTCCAGGACCAAGCACTGCCCGTGCTGAGTGTTCGGTGTTCGGTATTGACCGAACACCTTGCTAGCCTCGCAGGATGATGCTTTCCGATGGGGATCTGCAAGCAGCGATGGACTCCGGCTGCCTGGTGGTCAATCCGCCCGGCGTGATGCAGCCGGCCTCGATCGACCTGAGCCTCAGCGACACGATTCTGATCTTCGGGTATCAGCCCCGGATCTGGCCGAAGAATCCGACCAACACCAATCAGCTGATGATCCCCCAGGGGGAGAGCTGGCCGCTGGCCCCTGGGATGTTCGTGCTGGCCAACACCATCGAGACCATTGGCCTCTGTGACGAGTATGCGGCCCGTGTGGAGGGCAAGAGCAGCCTTGGCCGGCTCGGACTCATGGTCCACTCCACCGCAGGCTTCATCGACCCGGGCTTCCGGGGTCAGATCACCTTGGAGCTGTCGAACGTCAACAACTCCCCGATCATGCTGACCCCGGGGATGCTCATCGCCCAGCTCTGCGTCTTCGAGCTCAAGTCCCCGGCCCGGAAGCCCTATGGCTCGGACGGGCTGGGCTCCCGGTACCAGGGTCAGCAGGGACCGACGGCTAGCCGGAGCTGGATGGGCTAGTCCTCGTCGTCATCGTCCTCGGAGTATCCGGGGCACTCCCCGTAGGACTCCTCGGGCTCCGTGGACCACCAGTAGACACCGCAGCTCAGGCACCAGTAGGAACTACCCCAGGCGTGCTTCAGCGGCTCGGACTTACGGCGCCAGAAGATGAGCCTCATTCTCGCAGACCCCCACCGATAGCTCCTGGCGGTCCATAAAGACCTCGACGAGGACTGGACAGCCTGCCCTTTCCAACCGCTCGGCTGAGGGCCGAATAGGTGGAATTCTCCAGCAACCCGAGGGCTGTCTTTACTTCTGATGGGCTCACCAGAAGGCTGTTCCTGGAGAACTGCTTCTCGACGTAAGCAACCACTCGGTCAAGGTTGTCTTCTTTGTCGTCCTTGCCGGTTCCGTTCAGGATCTCCTGCACGGTCATGCGGGTTTCCCCGGTGAACTCCACCCTATTGGTGGTGATGAGTTCGCTCGGATTGCCGATGGCCGGCATGGTCGCGGTGACGATCCGATAGGTGATGCCCGGGAAGTTGCAGGCGCCTAGGTTGTTCTTCTCCTGATCCAGGATGAACTCCTGATCCTGGCCGAAGAATTCCTCTTCCTCGTCTCCCGACTTCTCCCTTGGAGCTTTGGCCACGCTGATGATTGCCCTGGCCACTTCGGTGAAGGCTCGAGATCCGACCAGCTTGGACGAGACATCTGTCCCGGTCGACTTGTTCATGTGGGAAAGCCCGATAATCGCGGACTCGGTTCGCTCGGCCACCTTGCGAAGTGGCTCAAGGGCCTGTCGAAGCTCGCGGTTCTTGTTGACGTCGATCTTGGGGGAGATGTTCGACAGGAGTGGGTCGAACATGACCACGCCGACGTCGTATTCCTTGATCATCCTCTCCAGTTCCAGGCAGTCCACCGGGAACTCCGGTGACCCGAAATCCCCGCACTCTGGATCAAGATCGATGCTGATAATCATGCTGGGATCGGCACCGGCCGCCACAAGGCGGGGATAGATCGTCTTCTCCCAGGAGTCCTCGGCGGCGATATAGATGACCCGGCGAGGACGGCCGAAGAACTCACCCGGCATCCGACCCGTGGTTATTTCGGCCGCCCACTTTGCCAGGATGGTTGACTTTCCTGTCCCTTCCCTCCCCGCCACAAGGGTTATCTCGCCGAGAGGGATGCGGTCCTGCCACACCCACTTGACCCGCTGCATCGTGAAGGTATTCAGGAAGCGAGCGCGGAGCTTCCTCTTACCAGGCTCTCCCGACCCTGAGGCCGCAGCGGGCTTCTCAGACCGTTGTTCCTGCTCGGGCGGCCCCATCAGGGCATCCCAATTTTCATCCTCGTACGGATTTGGACGGTCTGCCCCATATCCGAGCCGGCGAAGGGTAGTTGCCGCCGCAACGAAGTCACCGTTGTGGTTCAGCTCCGTGTAGACGTAGAACTTCGTCAGAGACTGCTCGATCGGGAGGCCTGCCGAGGAGGAGAAGACGTACATACGGTCACGGTCGGCGGCATATCCCGTGGAGGCCGAGTGGCCCAGCTTCGGGTCCTTGCCGGGGCGGACCCAGAAGTCTTCGCTGCCCTGATGGTGGCTGAAAGTCCAGCCGTGCGGTTCCAGGATGTCCGCCCAGGAGGTGACCCGCTCGTAGTGGTTGCCGGGACTCTCGAAGTCCGACAAGGCACGATGGGCCGGCGTCATGGCCGTGTACTGCGGAGCCTCACGTGACGGAAGAACCGCGGCCGGCGGTCGCTCGTCAAGGGCCGTCTTGAGGACGTTGTGCAGCTCATTGCGGAGGCTGAACGGAATCGTCTGGATTCCCCGGGGTAGGCAGCCGTTGATGGCCCTCCAGTCCTCGCCGGTCGCGTGGACCTTGCCGCCGGTCGGGGCGACGATTACGTAGCCGCCCTCACCTCGGGTCTCGGCGAGACATTCGTTACTGACGTTATTGGCAATCTTAGTGTTGCCAGGAACTGTGCCGTCCCCAACTCGATAAAGAAGGTGAATTCCCCCAGAAGGGGTGTGTTCGGCATATGTCCTGTGCCCGAGAACCCACTTGTCCCAGTTGTCGAATTCGACATCGGCCACCTCCTGGATCTTGTCGAAGTGCTCACCATCGGTGGCGCGGGCCTCCAGCTCGGTCATCTCCAGGCCGCCCGAGACGGCCCCGGTGATGACGGCGATCCCGTACTCCGGGTTGCTCGACCACCAGCGACGGACCTCGGCTTCGGTCGGCCGCTGGGACTGGTACTTCTTCCACTCAATGGCCGGCTTCTTCGATCCATCGGCGCGGATCGGGATGACACTGCAACCTGCGGAAAGCCACTCCAGTGCGGCGGTGAGGTTGTCGGAAGTCCCGGCCTTGGCTACCATTACACCTACATTCATGCGTTTGTGGTTGGCACGGATTGAGGACCCCTGTGGCGGGGGTCCTCTTTCATTTCCAAGATCTCTTATCCCCAGCGTGGTCTAACGAGCGTACCGCTGCCGCCTAAAGATCCGGTAGGCTGAACGGCGTAGGGACTGATCCTTCCTACGGGTAGCGGTGCTCTCGCGGACATCGTGATCCTTCCTCTCCTGTACGAAACGAACGGCCCCTCCGAATCAGAGGGGCCGTTCGTTGTTCACCTGTTAAAACGGCGGCTCGTCGTAGTCGTTACGAAGCGAGCGCTGGTGTTCGGCCGTCCCGGCGCGGATCTTGTCCAGGGTCGACTGGTTCGCGGTGGCCGGCTGAGGCTGGCTCTGCGGGGCGGAGGCCGGCTGGGACGACACCGGGGCCGTCATCCAGTTGTCCGCCTCGACGGCGGCCGGTCGCTGGAACCAGGCCTCGAAGATGTTCTTCTTGAAGCCCTTCTCGAAGACCTGCTCCTTGAAGCGGACCTTCAGGACTCCGCCGATCTCGACGTTGGGAGCCCCCACCTTGCCCAGGGCATCCTGGATGGCGTACTTCATGTTGCCCTTGACGAAGATGGCCCGCTTGCCGTCATCGTCCTCGTCGAGCCGCTGGTCGGTCTGGACCGTGACGACCATCTGCAGCATCGGCTTCCCGGAGTTCTCGTAGACCTTCGGCTTGCCGTGCAGAGTGGGGTCGGCCGGGTTGTAGACGGTCTGCTGGACCATCTTCTTGCTGAGGACGACACCGCCCTCGACTGAGCCGGGGACCGGCGACTGACCCTCCTGGACGGCACCGAAGCGGGCCGCTCGGGTCTTGCTGCCGCCTGACATCCACTCGTCGGGGTCCCAGACTTCCTGCGTTGGTTGAGACATGTTCCCTATTTCCTTTCATTTGCCCCGTAGGGCCCTGTAATTACCTTGGTTACTTCGCGGTCGCGATGACCACGTTGGCGCCCGGAGCACCACACGAGAAGGCCGGAGGGAGGTTGGCCCCCATCTTCTCAACCATCGTCAGGCAGTTCTGGTAGAGGACGCCCGGCGACAGATTGCCACTGGCCAGCAGGTCGTTGGCCTGCTTGATGAGTTCGGCCGTCTTCTTCTGCTGTTCCGCGATGCGGGTGGCCGTCGTCGCGTTGATCATGTTGCCGATCTGCTTCTCGATCTCGGCCGAGTACTTCGGGGGCAGGATCTTCGGGTTGCTGACGATCAGGCCGACCGGGACGGCCGTCTTCATCTCGTCGAGCACCTTAACCGCGAGGTCGGACATCTGGACCGCGATCTGACCGTTGGCATCCACCACGGCCAGCGGATTGAAGGCCTCGAAGACGTCGTTGAGGGCCGACGCGAAGTCACGCTGAATCACGTTGGCCTGGATGTTGTCGAAGGTGCGGTACTGCCGGTAGAGCGACAGGAAGTTGTTCTTGGTCGGGTCGATCTGCCACTGGATGGAGGCGTCGACCGTGGCCGTGCCGCCGTTGCCCAGCCGAACCGCCTGGTCGACCGTCAGGGTCTTCACGGTGGCGTCGAAGGTCTCGACGCTGGCCCACGGAGCGATGACGTGGAAGCCGTTGTTGACCACGTCGCCCGGCTGACCCAGGCTGACCGGAACACCGAGGTTCCGGGCCGGCACGATGGTGTAGCTACTGAAGCCGATGACGATCAGGCTGATAGCCAGGAAGGCTGTCGCCACGCCGTAGGCGATGCGCTTGCCGATCAGGTAGTCGTCCTCGTCTCGGATCGAATGGTCATCACGCTTGAGCTTGGCGCTCATTCGGATGCCGATGACGAGGGCGATGATGCCGAGCAGGCCAATGATGGCCATGAAGATGAACAGTCCCATGTGATCCTTCTCCTCCTTCTAGTCGTGCGAGTACTCGTGGATGGTGATGCCGGTCCGGCTCACCTTGACCTGGCAGTGATCCCCGAAGAGATCCAGCAGGACATTCTCGAAGTGGCCACCCTCAATGGCCAGGGTCATGTCGCGGGCCACCCGGTAGTGGTGCTCGTCGTCGCCGACGTAGACGCCGGGCTTCCGGGTCGAGCCGTCGGCCGTCCAGTAGCCGTCCGGGTACGTCAGCTCGCCAAGGGTTGGGTGGCTGTCGAACTCGAAGTTGTTGACGTCCTCGAAGTCCAGCTCCTCTTCGTCCTCGTCCGGCTCCTGGAAGGCGAACGGCCCGGTCGGCAGCTTCACGTCCTTGACGGTGCGGACCCAGAAGCCGCTGGCGCTGAACTCGCAGGGATCACCGTCGTTGAAGTACGGGGTGTACTGGGCCCAGCCGAAGTCCACGAAGAACTCGTCGTCGAGGAGGGTCTTGACGATCTCCTCGAAGGCCTCCTGGGTGTACTGGTCCACCCGGGTCGAGCCGGCCATCGGGGTTCCGATGATCGGGATTCCCAGGAAGTTGCGCTTGATGTCGTCGGTCATGCTGCTTCGATCTCCTTCTCCTGCTCGCCCTTGAGGATGTGACTCAGGGGCAGTTTTTTACGCCGGCTTCCGGACATCCAGCTCTCGATCGGCATGTTCTTGATGTAGTCGGCCGGGCTTGGGAGCCAACCGAGGTCCTCGATGATGTGCCGCTCCGCGATGAGCCTGACCGGGACCTCGATGAGGCCCTCGACCGTCTTCTTCTCGACCCAGATGGTCCGACCGAAGATTTGCTGGCAGAGCCACACACCTTCGGTGTGGTGGTACACGGATCGGTGCCGCACGTCCCCGAGGAGCTTCTTCGAGGAGTCGATGAACTCCTCAATGTTGATGTAGTCCTGCCAGGTCCCGCCCCACTTCGAGGCGGCCGACTTGGCGTGCATGATCGAGTTCATGAGCACTTGGCTCCAAGGCGATGGCTCACGAATCCGCTGGACAGCCCAGCGCACATGCCGCTGAGCGCATCGTCGGAGGGAACCGGAAGGCTGGCATGTGGGATCCCGCCCGCCACTTCCCCGACGCACAGGTCATTGCTCATTGCGCTAACCCAGCCGACGAGGTGCTTGCCGGCGTAGTAGCCCAGGTAGCGCCCGGTGACGTTGCCCCCGACGGTCCTGACCCGCTGGCCAAACCTCAGTGTCCTGATGTCCGGTTCGGCCTCTTGGCGTTCGACCTCAGCACGCCAGTCGGCCAATGTGGCCGTATCCGGCATGGATTCCAGGAGCTTCAGCTTGTCGTGGTCTCGCATGATCCTTCCCTCCTAGAGGAGTCCATCCCATTCCTTCAGGGACTTCTCCATGTTCGTCTTGGCGTCGGTATTGCCGGGGCAGCCGGTGGCATCCGGAAGGTCGTCCTTGGTGCCGGGCTTGAAGAACGGGCAGTACCAGCAACCGGGGCCGGGCTCCTTGACGATCTGCGGCCAGTTGGCCGCCCTTTCCGGCAGCTGCAGCTCGTTCATGCGGTCGACGATGGTGTACATCCGATCCAGGGCCTTGAAGGCGATCAACTCGTTGTAGGGCTCCCGGTGGATGAACATGTTGGTGATGAGGCCGTTGCGGGGCAGGAACACCAGGACGATGTCCCGAACCCTCCGGCCGGCTCGGATGTTGCCGAGTCCGTAGATATGCCCCTGCACCCGATAACTCATCGGGATGAGCGAGATGTCGCCCAGGCTCATCTTCTTGATCTTGTCGGCGGCGGCCGAGTTGTGTGTCAGCAGGAAGTTCTTCGTGACGTACAGGTTGTCCTCGGCTTCCACCGCGATGCACATAGTGGGAACCTCACCGTCGGGTTCGACGGATTGGACTACCCGACGAGCATCGTGGCTTCCCTCGGCCCAGCGACCCTTCTTTATGGCGATGTCCGCACGGAAAGGGCACATGCCGGCCGGAAGCTTGATGCTCATTAAATGGGCGAGCCGTGTGGCGCCTTCCCGGAGAGCTGAATCCTTGAAGTCATGAACCTTGCCGCCCAGGCTTTCAACCAGGAAGCGGACATCGCGAGCCAGAAAGTCCGAGCTGGTGCTGAACTTGGCGTTGCAACGATGCACAGACCCGTCGGTGTCCATCAGCCCTTGAAGTAGGGCCAAGCGGTCCTCCGGGGAGGCCATCAGGTACTGCCAGGGGATGAACTTGTTCACGGAGAGCTTGCCCATCAAGCCAAGGACACGCATCGGACCGACCGCATCATGGACGTTGAACTGCCCGTTGCCGCCAGTCACCTTGAAGCGCAGGAACTTCTCTAGGCCGTTGGCGTTGGTGAACCTGACCGAGTCTCCGGACATGCCGCCGTCTCCGAGGAGAAGGCCAAGCGTGTAGGGGTCCACGTCCAAATCAACCTGGCTCTCGAAGACCACCGGGGCGAGTCGCGGCAGCTTCAAGGTGAAGCCCTTGCGGTGGGTTCGCTCTTTCAGCCATTCGGTGGTTCGGACTCCCACTGCTTCCTTGCCACCAGCCCAATGGGTGATGGTCCAGAGATGTTCGGCGGTTGCCCGCGTGGAACCACCGTCGCGCGTGGTCACCTTGAACACCTCCTTCACGCCTTGCGGGAAGACCCCGATCACCTTCGTGGGTTTGCCGTCCGATCCGATGACCTCGTCGCCGATTGATAGGGCGGCCATGACCTTCCAGCCATTGGGCGTCAGGACAGGCTCATCCAGCGGTTGGGCCTTGTAGTCGACGACATCGCCGGTGTACAGGTCGGAGCAGCCGGAGATGACATCGTCCGCGTGGACCCTGGTCTCGGTAACCCAGTTGGTTCCGGTGAAGCCCCGAGTTTCCTTCATGAATCGGTCGACGGCCTTCTGCATCCAGGAGTGGATGCCGGTGCCGACGATCCCGGCCCATGGGTCGAACCGGAAGTTGATCTGCGGCATCGCTGCCAGAGTCCGGGCCATCCGTTGGTCGCAGGTCTGTCCGATCTCAGATGGCCCGATGGCCAGCTGTTTTGACCGGGCGGAATTGCGGTCGGCCCAGGTGATTATCTCGAGAAGCTGTGTTTTCAGTTCCTCGTTGCGCTGAGCGAGCTGACGCTCCAGGTCCTCCTGACATCCGGGGTGCTTATCCAGGCCGACATCGACGAGCACCGCGTCGAGCATGGTTCCGCAGATCCGACACCTCACCGCTTGGCCTTCCTCAGCTGATCGACCTGGGACACCGGGATGTAGACGCCCAGGAAATCCATGTCGTAGCAGGTTATTTCCCCGGACTGACACATCCGCTGAAAACTCGGCGAGGTCACCGAACGACCCAGCTGACCGGCCAGCAGCGACAACGGGTAGAGATCGTTCACCTCGACGCCCTGCTCGCGGAATTCCTTGATCTTCATGATGAGGTCGTACGCGAACTGCCCGATCCTCGCCGCAGTCGTGTCATGGATGTTCGCCGCGAAGCCCGGCTCGGCCATCCAGCGCTTCAACGTCCTGGAGTTGGTGTGCAGGTATGTCGCCATCCTGGTGTAGCTGAGACTGAAATGCTTTCGCAGTTCTTCCAGGTAGCCGTCACTGAGGAATTCCCGCCCTCCGGCTGCCGCATCCTTGAACGAGAGTTCCATGGCGCTCCATTCTGTCCTCCAGATCATAGCACCCCCGGGGAGGGATAAGAAGAGGCCCCCGCATCCCCACGGGGGCCCCTTCCGGTCCGGATCTAGGGCCACCCGAGATCACGGACCTGCAATGCTGACGCGGGCGAGTGCACAGGTAATCCATGGCCTGCCGAGTAGGAATCGGAGCCGGGAGCCCTTTGGGTCATAGGAGGAAAGAGCCTAACCTCACCCCCGATGCCTCGCCCGCTGGCTTATAGGGACTTCTCGATCACGTCGGCGATCTGATTGAAGTCGTACTTGCGGTCATCGTTCAGCGTGGTCAGATAGATATCTTTGCCGAGGACCACCTCGCTGGCGCAGTGCCCTTCGGTGGGAAGCTCGGACCACTTGAGTACGGCCATCGGGAGGGCGACACAGTTTTCATCCATGGGATCTTTCGGGTCCCGGTACCATTGCCCACCGCGAACGATCACGCCATCCTGGACGGCGATCTCGCAGAGCACGCCGAGGCAACAGAAAGCATCCCCGAGGATGTGGTCCGGCTCGACCAGGACCTGCCTTCCCTGCCGGTATCGCCCGCTGCGCAGGGCCTCGACCCAGCGCCTCTTGATCTCAACGTTCAAGGTGATCCTCCTCTTGTCGATGCTTATCGTGCGGCTGGGAGGATTCGCACCCCCGACTCCGGTATCCGGGACTCTTCTACTGAGTTACAGCCGCTTCCGTCCGCGTCTCATCCGGCTGACCCACATTCGGGATACCGATGCGCCCATGACGGCGTTCCTTGGCGTTGTGAGTTAGTCAGACTCACATGCTGGACCGGACAGGTTGACTAGACCTGACGTGTGACTACCGGGAATCGAACCCGGATCTCTGGCACCACAGGCCAGCGCTCTAACCGTTGAGCCATAGCCACCGTGGAGACGGGCTGATTCGAACAGCCGACCCGTGGATGCTCCCACCTGAAGCCTTTCGGCGTGCGTCCTGCGTAGTGGCCTAAACATCCAGCTAGAGGCAGTCACGGTCGATAACCCCGTTTCAGTGAGAGGTCCCATGCTCTATCCAACTGAGCTACGTCCCCTTGCGTCCCGTAGGAGAGAGTCGAACTCCCAACAAGGCCCCTAGGAAGAGCCCGCTCTATCCGTTGAGCTACTACGGGTTGGATCTAGGTCGAAGCCCACCAAGAACATCTGTCAATCAGGCGTTCATAGGCCGCACGAACTTCCGGGTGAACCAGTTGGAGAAGAAGTCCATCGGCCTGATGGTGCGCCACCTCAGGATCTTTCTCTTCCATCTCGTCGAGCGTTTTGATGACGTCCTCTTCGATCATGTCCATGGCTCTCCTCTTGCTTACCTCAGCTCAAGAATGTGGAAGCAGAAGACTTCCTGGATATCGGGCTCGTCGTACAGGTACTCACACTGCGGCTTCCCGGTTCCGATGTACGGACCCCACTTGTGCCAGCGCCAGCCGCCCTCCGGTGACTGCTGGTCCTTGCGGATCTGCGTGAGGCAGATGACGAACCTCCGGTCCGGAACGTTGAGCTGCTCCCACCACCTGGCGATGATCTGGTGGTAGTTGTCGCACACCCCGTAATCGTCAGGCGCTGAGGGGTCGTACTCCTTGTCGCTCTCCCAAGCGCTGAACGGGTACATGCTCAGCAGCAGGCCAGCCGATCGCAGCTCGTGGTTGAAGTTGAGATGGGTGACGTACACGCCCTGATCGAGGCGTTCCGGCTTGGCATTTCCGTCCGTCATGCGGGCCAGCATCTCCATCATCGGATCGCTGGTGTAGCCCGAAACCTGACTCGGAAGATCTACGAGCATCTGTCCTCCCGTGGTAGATGGATTGCAGGTACAGGTGTAGTAAGGGGGCCTTCTTCTCCCTGATTAGTAGGTGGCGCCCGTTTCGGTACGTTTCACGAGGGCCGGGGAGGATTCGAACCTCCATCTCCCCGGTCGACTCCCACCTTTTGCCTCCATGCAGTCCCATGGATCCAGGTGGGCGAGGACTCTGCCAATTGAGTTACCGACCCTTGGTGGACCCCCCGGGATTCAATCCCTGCCAGCACCGTGGCGTCGATCAGGGTGCCCGTCCCCGAAGCGATCAACTCCGGGTGGTGCATCGGGCCCCCGGGCGGATTTGAACCGCCAACACACGGTCAGGACCAAGGGGCGCCCTCACCTGCCGTTGCTCTGCCGAATTGAGCTACGGGGGCCAAGCTGCATGAGGTCTGAGATCAAGGTCGGCTCGGGAACAGGGTGCTCTGCCGGTTGAGCTACCCACAGGCTTTTGGCCATAGGGACGGGACTCGAACCCGCAACCACCCTATTGACAGGAGAAGCATCCGAACCTGTCGCACCAGACCTCATGCGTGCGATGCCCTGGCTCTGCTCCAGGTTCCCGTGGTCGTTGGACAACAGGACGCCCTCCCCGGACCCTATCCGGTAGCGCATCACGGCCCAGGTGACCACTGGGCACAACCATCGATGGCTTCATTCTCGTCCGATCACTAGGCGAGTCCACCATCTGGCGCCGCTAGCTAGACGGCGTTGTTCATCGGTGGGATTCGAACCCACGGAAGATAAGGCCGGGCCTCTGCCTTACCTCCACCGGCTTCCGCGCAAGGTCCCGCGCTAGGCCAGTCACCTTAAGCCACTCGGTCACGACGAGCCCCCACTGGTGATGCCGTGGGCGCCAAGGCCAGTGTCACCGCTACTCGCGGGCGTTAACCGGTCAGGCATGCATACCTGCCGGGCGACCCTTTCACGTGCGTTACCGCCTTGCGGCCGTCGATGGATCTGCCCCACCGACCACTGCCAGCACATCACTTCCTGGAGGAGAGGCCTCGGACAGGTACTCCGAGGACTGTCTAGACCCTGCATCAGCACTTCCAGGTCCTTCAGGTCGATCCGTGTCTTCCCCGGCAGCCGCTCTTGTCTGATAGTCGGAGTTTGCCTCCGATTTCGGGCGCAGACGGCCTTGAAACCCCCCGGCTGCCGTGTGACCGGTCCAGAGCCCTTGATCTGGATGACGGCCCGGCTTGCCAGGGGGTTGAACACAGCACGAGGGGAAGTTATCCAGGGCGCCTCGGCTGACATGAAGAACCGTATCACCCCCGGCGGGGGGGCGTCAACCCTCAATCCCTTTACGATCTTAAGCATGACGTTGTCCCTGAAAGAGCGCCTCGCCCTCCAGCCCAAGGAGGTGCGTGACGCCTGGATCAGGGAGCAGCCGGAGTGGTTGCTGAGGGAGGTGGCCCGCAATGAATGGTGGTGGACCTCCCGGCCGGAACAGATTCCGCCCGAAGGGGATTGGCTGGTTCACCTGGCTCTCGCCGGTCGTGGCTGGGGTAAGTCGATGGCCGGCTCGGAGTGGCTGGTCGAGCGAACTCAGCTGCATCCGTTCGACAAGTCCGGAACTCCGACGGAATGGCTGGTGATCGCGGAGACACTGTCCGATGCGAGGCTCATCTGCCTGGAGGGACCGGCCGGGATTCTGAGGGTGCTCGACCGACGGGGGATCAAGTACCGCTACATCAAGTCACCGAAGCCGATGGTCATCATGGCCGAGGGGACGAAGATCTACTGCGAGGGTGCGGACTCCGAGGACGTCGGTCGAGGCTATAACGCATCCGGGGCCTGGCTGGATGAGATCGCCAAGTGGAAGAAGCCTCGCGAGTCCTGGTACAACGGCATCATGCCGTCCCTGCGGGCGGATCTTTACGGTGATCATCCACGCTGCTTCGTCACCACCACCCCGAAGCCGATCGAGCTGATCCGGGAATGGCTCAAGCGCGAGGACGGCTCGGTCAGCATCGTGCGCGGAAGCACCTTCGAGAACTCGGCCAACTTGAGCTCCATCGTGGTCAACGAGTTGAAGACCCGCTACGAGGGAACCGCCATCGGTCGCCAGGAGCTCTACGGCGAAATGCTCGACCTGTTCGACAACTCACTGTTCAGCGCCACGGACATCGAACGGAATCGGGTGGATTCATGCCCCGACGAGATCGTGGCCATCGTGGTCGGCGTGGACCCGAACCTCACCGGCGAGGAAGACGAGATGGGTGTCGTCGTAGTCGCCCGGACCAAGGACAACCACCATTACGTGCTGGCCGATCAGTCCTGCGTCATGACCGGCCGGGCGGCGGCGCTCCACTGCTGGAATGTGGTCGCCCAGTACGGCGCCGACTTCATGATCTACGAGAACAACCTCGGCAAGGCCTGGATGGCCCAGGTCATGCGGGACGCCTACATGGAGCTGGTCGGTCAGGGATTGTTTCCGGAGGGGACCTCCCCGCCGATGAAGTCCGTCGACTCCAAGCTGGGCAAGAAGACCAGGGCCGAGCCCGTGGCAATGCGCTACCAGCAGAACAAGGTCCATCACGTGGGGGTCTTCCGATTCCTGGAGGACCAGCTCGTCAACTACGACTTCACCTCGGCCAAGGACTCTCCGGACCGTCTTGACGCATTGGTGCACGCCTGCCGCCACCTCATGCTCGCGGAGAAGAAGGTCATGCGGATGGCGAGTCCGGTCGGCCAGCCGTTGTATGTCCCCACCGACTTCGAGGGCAGTTACTTCGGCTGAGCGGCTCTGGTGCAGATCTTGCGCATATGCTATTGGCGTGCCCAACGCCTTCACGTTCCTGCTGCTGGCCCTGGCTGTGGCCCGGGTGACACGGCTGGTCGTCTCCGACAAGATCGGCCATCCGTTGCGGGCCTGGGTACTACGGCGCAATGGCGATCAGGGGAAGTGGACCTTCGCCGTTCATTGTCCCTGGTGTGTAGGTATGTGGGTGGCCATCGGGGCCTCTCCGCTGTGGTGGTTCTTCGGCCGGAATCCGATCTTCGTGATGGTGTGTACGGCCTTGGCCCTATCGCAGATCGTCGGCCTGCTGAGCAAGATCGATCAGGGGGACTGACGTGGCCAAGGCACCCTGGAATCGCACCCAGGCCGTCGAGGAGGCGAAGAAGCCCCCGAACCCCCGCAGTCTGATCGCCTCATCCGTCAACGTCGACTACAAAAATTTGCTGTCCTGGCGGGGATACAACCTCGGCCGTGACGAGGCTTGGCAGCGTGAGCTGTGGCGGCTCTATGACATCGTGGGCGAGTTTCACTTCGGGGCCAACTGGGTGGCAAACGCCTGCTCTCGGGCGACCATCGGCATCTACGAGCTGGACGAGCACGGTGAGGTGGCGGCCCGCTCCGAGGACCCGCAGATGCGGGCACTGGAGGCGACACTACTGGGCGGCCCGGCCGGTCAATCCGAGCAGTTGCGCCTGATGGGCGTGAACCTGACGGTGGCCGGTGAGTTCTACATCGTCGGACGCTCCGGACGTGAGGACGGCGAGGACAAGTGGTATGTCGTTACTCCATCCGAACTGACCCGTTGGGCCGGCGGTGTGATGTACGACTACGGTGCCGGCCAGATGCAGTTGATCGACAACGTGGATCTGCTGATCCGGGTGTGGACTCCGCATCCTCGCCGGGTCTGGTACGCCGACTGCCCGGCTCGTGGCGTGATGAACATTCTGATCGAGATCGAACGACTGACCCGCTATGTGTTCAGCCAGATCGACTCCCGGCTGGTGTCGGCCGGTCTGCTGTTCATCCCGGACGACATGGACTTCCCGGACGCCGCCGAGAATGTCAGCGCCTCCGACACCCTGATGGCCAAGCTGGCCCAGGCCGGCGAGGCAAGTCTCAAGGGCGAGGGCTCGGCGGCTGGCGTCCTTCCGATGATCGCCGAGATCCCGGGGGAGTATCTCGGCAAGATCCAGCTGGTCAACTTCGCCTCCGAGCTGTCCAAGGAGGCCAAGGACCTCCGCGAGGAGGCGGTCAACCGATTCGCCTACGGTATGGACTTCCCGCCCGAGGTGCTCAAGGGGACAGGGGCCACCAACCACTGGTCGAGCTGGAATATCACCGACCAGACCATCAAGATCAACGTAGAGCCGCTGCTGACCAGGATGTGTGACGGCCTGACTCAGGGTTGGCTCAAGCCGGCGGCGGCCAAGCTGGGCAAGGACCCGAAGAAGTTCGTTGTCTGGTATGACACCTCCGGGATCGTCACCCGTCCCAACCGTCTCACCGATGCCATCAACCTCTTCAAGGAGAAGCTGCTTTCGGGTGCGGCCGTTCGTGAGGCCGGCTTCTTCCGCGAGGACGAGGCGATGTCGATCGAGGAGTCGACGGCGCTGTTCCTTGAGGAGCTGATGCTGCGCGACCCGACGGTCTTCCAGTCGGCGAAGGTGCGGGAACTGATCGGCATCACCGAGAAGATGCTTCCGCCGGATGCCGTCACTCCACCGCCGCCTCCGCCGCCTCCGGGGTCCGGAGCTCTGCCGAAGAACGCCATCGGAACCCTCCCGGAACGTCCGGCCGAACCCCCGGCGAAGCCGGGCATCACCGCCTCGGTCACTCCGGCCGGACTTGCCCTGGTCGCCTCGGCCGACATGATCGTGCGTCGAGCCCTTGAGCTGGCCGGAGGTCGGATCATGGACCGCACCCATCGATTCCCGGACACTCCGAAGCATGAGCTGCACACCAAGATCCGGGTGTCCTCGACCGATCAGGTCGACAAGGCCCTGGCCGGGGCGTGGACGCATATGGCCGCCCTGGCCGAACTGGTCGGCATGGACGCCGATGAGTTGACCACGGTTCTCGACGGCTACTGCCGCTCTCTGATCCTCTCCGGCCGGGCACATCACAGCGATGACCTCCTCAACACGTTGAGGGACAAGGGTCTGGTCGATGGCTGACAGCAGGTCATCCATGGAGGAGCCGCTGACGAGGCGAATCCTGGCCGGGATGACCGGCTGGCTACGCCGGGTCAGTGATGCCGTGATGACCACGTGGAACAGATTCCGGGGACGCCCGGACCCCACGGCCGTCCACCAGACTCAGCCCCTCTGGGATCAGGTCGTCAACAGCCTGGTCCCGGACATGACGAAGGCGGCGAGGCTTGGCTGGTCGGAGACGACCAGCAGGCCATATACCGGTCAGGAACAGTTCGTCTTCGACCAGCTTGCCCTGGTCCGTAACCTGCTGCGGGGAATCCCGGATGAGACGTCGAAGATGATCCAGGAGGAGATCACCAGGGCTGTCTCCATGGGAGCCTCGCCGGAGACGATCGCCCAGGCCGTTCAGAAGATGTTGGAGGTCACGGGTTCCGCGTACTGGCCAAATCGGGCCAAGGTCATCGCGGTCACCTCGGTACATTCGATGGCCAACGCCGGCTCTCAGGCGGCGATGTTGATGCTGCAGGCTCGTTCGGATCGGCCATTACTGAAAGAATGGGTAGCCCGCAAGGATGATCGCGTCCGGGAGACTCATGAACGGGCGGACGGCCAGCGAGTGCCGGTGGCCTCATACTTCATGGTGGGAGATTCCCCCATGCTGTTCCCCGGTGACCCGTCCGCACCGGCCGGCGAAGTCGTCAGCTGTAGGTGTTCTATGAAGCTCGTGGAGGCATGATGGCATACCGCTGGCGTGGCCCTCTCGCTTCCTATGGCGTGATGACCGGTGACCGCCGGATGTTCAAGGTTGGCGGTGTGACCACCCGCTCTCTTCCGCTCCCGTTGCGGTATCAGCCGGTCAGCGGGGCCGGACATACCGGGGCCATCGATGTGGCCTCGATCGACGGGATCAACCTTGCCGGTGACCGGATCACCGGCTTCGGCCGCTTCCTCTCCCCGAATGTCGAGCCGATGGTCATCCCCGCGATGGAGAAGGCGAAGCTGGGCATCAATGGCCCGTCGTTGGACCTGGACAAGACCAACTTTTCGGCCGAGTACGCCATCGACGACAACGGCGACCCATACCTGCACATCCTCACCGGTCAGATCATGGCCGCCACCCTTGTCTCCATTCCCGCCTTCGCCGATCAGCGCCTCGATGTGGCCGAGGACTATCAGACCCTCACCGCCTCGGCTTGGACGGTCGAGGAGTACGACGATGCCGAAGAGGAAGCCCTGACGGCCGCCGTCAATGCCTCCGGCTGGGAAGGGTTGCCCATCGCCCAACGGGACTCGATCTTCAAGGCCGATGACGCCATCAAGAGGATCGCCGCCTGGTCCGGAATCGGCACCGACCATTTCGATGCGGCCAAGCAGAAGCGTGCTTTCCTGTGGATGGACCCGACGAAAGACCCGGCCGACTACAACGCGTACCGCCTCCCGGTCGGTGACATCATCGGCGGGAAGCTGACGATCATATACCACGCCATCTACGCTGGTGCTGCGTTGATCAACGGAGCCCATGGCGGACTCCCCGCCGTCTCCTCGGAGGAGAAGGCCCGCCTGGTTCCGGTCATCAACAACATCTACAAGGCGATGAGCGAAGCATTCAATGACGACCTGGAGCCGCCGTGGAACCAGGGAGCGACGACGAGGGCCCTGGCCATCGAGGAGATCCAGGGGCTGGACACCTGGGAGGCTGAATTGGAAACCGAGTTCACCATCAAGACCTCATGGGGGCTGCCGGTCGCCGATGACTCCCGGGCCTGGGACAAGGGTGCGGCACTACGGGCTCTGGATTCCTGGGCCGGCGAAGACATGGGCAAGTACGGGTCGGCCTTCCTCTACAAGGACTCCTCGGAACCGGTCCAGAAGGGCTCCTTCAAGTTCCCGATCGCCATGCCGATCGACGGAAAGCTCACCATCGTTCCGGCTGCCGTCCGAAATGCCGCAGCCAGGGCCTCCTCGGCCGACATCCCGGCCGAGGACAAGGCCAGGCTGGTGTCCACCATTCAGAGCCTGATGAAGAAGATCCACGGGAGTGAGAGCCAGATGGCCATGGACGGTCTGGTTGCCGGCGGAGGCCCACTCGCTCCTCCGGCCGAATGGTTCTACGACCCGAAGTTGGCCGGGCCGACACGCCTCAAGATCACTGACGAGGGTCGGGTCTACGGTCACCTCGGCCAGCTGGGGGTGTGTCACACCGGGTATTCCAACGTATGCATCACCCTTCCGGACTCCAAGACCGAATATGCCCGCTTCCACCAGGGCGATGTAGTCTGCGCCAATGGAGAACGGATCGCGGTTGGGAAGATCACCCTCGGCACCGGTCACGCCGGAACGTCGCTTGCTATGCGAGCTGCCGTCGAACACTACGATCACACCGGAACAGTGGTTGCGATCGTGCGAGCCGGGCGTGACGGCTATGGCGATTGGGTTGCGGGTTCTCTGGTGGCAGGCCTCGATCCAGCTCGGGTGGCCGAGTTGCGCCGCTCCCCTCTGTCGGGTGACTGGCGTTACTGCCAGGAGACAGGCGGACTTGAGCTCATCGCGGCACTCGCTGTCAACAGCCCGGGTTTCCCTGTGACCGAGGTCGTCAACGGCGTTCAGTTTTCGATGGTGGCGGCCGGCATGGTCAGTGACGAATCGCCCGCGGCTTCGGTGCTGATCGCGGATGCCGAACAAGTGGAAGAGGAGTCCGAGCCGGTAACCGTCGCCGCAGTGGCCGATGAGGTTCAGGCTCGAGAGCGCCGCACGGAACGTCTGGCGACAGTGGTGGCCAGGGAACAGATGGGGCGGGTCGGTCGGCTCGCCAAGTTGATGGGGGAGTAGATGGACTATCAGGGCAAGGCCAAGTGGATCGTTCGATGCCATGTCGATCAGACCTTGGATAAGAGTGACCCGCCGGTCGACTACGAGGTCTACGTCGTCTGGTTCAGCAAGACCCTCCAGAACTGGAAGGCCCTGTTGAGCACCACACTGCCGGACGGCAAGTACTACGAAGTCACGTACAACGGCGACCAGGGGGAGTCCTACCTGGATACCTACGTCAAGGTCGACAACATGGTCGTCATGGATGCGGCCATCCCGGACGCGAAGGAGAGCTGACATGGCTGGTTGTTGCGGAAATCAGACCCCCGACAACACGGTCTGGACGGTGACCCTTCCGGACGGGACCACCAAGGATGTGATCGGTGAGATGAACGCGGTCATCGAGATCACCCGGGCCGGCGGCGGAACCAGGAAGAAGAAGTGATCATGAGCCTTTCCTGGCGAATCGGTGCCGATCAGCATGGCATCTATCGCGACGGGGTATTGATTGCCGTAGCGTTTCACTCGGCCGACGCGCACCTGATCGTCGCCCATCTGAACAACCGGAAATCCGATGTCAGCATCATGCGGGCATTTGAACGAATGGAGCACAAGATCGTGACTGCCCTCGAAGACCTTCAGGCGGCCGATGTCGTACTTGGCGACTCGGTCACCACCCTGGTGGACGAACAGGCCACCTTCCTCACCGATGTGGCGGCGGCACTCACCGCTGCCGGCAGGGACCCGGCGGCCCTGGCCGCCGTGACGGCCGACCTGCAGGCGCGAGCGCAGCAGCTGACCACCCTCGTGGAGAACCAGCGAGCGGCCGATCCTGGCCCGCCGGTCGTCTGAGCCACACTGAACTCAGGTGCGGGTAACCCGCTACCAGGCAAACGGACTCGCCTTCGATGCGGGTCCGTTTGTTTTTGCCCCGAATAGATCTACACTGCGTCTCAGCGGGTGGAAGACCTGCGAATACTTGAACTACACATAGGTTGCTGGCTGTGGGCCGGATCGAAGGACATACACGTCTCCTTTGGGAAGGCCCCACATGAAGTTCATCCGCCCAGCGGACCTCACTCAGTTGACGGTCGCGGCAATCAACGACCTCCGTACTGCGGCTCGGACCGAGTTCACGGAGCTGACCACCTTCGCGAGTGCGAACCTCGACTCCTTCGGCGAGGATGTCATCACCGACATCGAGGACCTCCAGCAGTTCGACCTTGACGCCCAGGCGGAACTTGACGCCCGTGCCGGCCGTGCTGCCCGTCTCGCCGCTGCCACCGCCCCGCCGGTCGTCGAGCCGGAGCCGATCGTCGAGCCTGTCGTCGAGCCTGTCGTCGCGGCCGTCGTTCCCGCCGTGGAACCGGTCATCATCCCGACGCTCGCCGATATCGCCGCTGGCGGCACTCTTCCATCCGAGGTCGTTCCCGCCGGTTCCCAGCCGGTGTACGGCTCGCTGATCGCCGCCGCCGATGTCCCGAACTTCGCCACCGGCCAGACGCTCGACCTCACTCAGGTCGCCGAGGCGTTCATGGCCCGCTCGGCCGGCTACCACGGCCTCGGCGCCAACGCCCAGGGTTCACATGGCGTGGCGGTCATCCGCCGTGACTACCCGCAGGAGATGCGGGTGTTCGGCCAGGAGTCCGACCAGGAAGTCCTCGATGCCGTACGTTCGGAGGCACGCCTTCCGGGCGGTTCGCTGCTGGCCTCCAACCGGATCGAGCCCGGCCAGTCCCTGACGGCCGCGACCGGTTGGTGTTCCCCGTCGACCACGATCTACGACACCTGTCTGCAGATCACTATGGACGGCATTCCGAGCTTCCCCGAGGTCCAGGCCCCACGTGGTGGTATCCGCAGCAACACCGGCATCGAATTCGATTCGATCTTCGGTGACGGTACCGGTTACTTCAACCTCACCGAGGCCCAGGTCATCTCCGGTACCACCAAGACCTGCCTGGAGATCCCCTGCCCGTCCTTCACCGATCACCGCCTCGGCGTGACCGGCCTCTGCCTGACCGGAAACATCCTGCAGAACCGGGCCTACCCGGAGTTCGTGGCGACCTTCATCCGTGGTGCGCTGGCGGCTTCGGCCCACCAGATCGGCATGCTGCAGATGGCGGCCGTGGTCACCGGCTCGACTGCGGTGGATCTGACGGGGCTGGGCACCTTCGCGGGTGATGGCACCGTGGTCACCCAGATCATGGCGGCCGTGGATCTGGCCATCACCGACGTCAAGTACCGCCTGCGGCTCTCCCGCTCGGCGACCCTTGAGGTCAAGATGCCCTTCTGGGTCCTCGCCCAGATGCGGGCCGACTGGTCGCGTCGCAACGCCACCGACGACCCGAACCTGATGGATTCGGCGATCTCCTCGTGGTTCGCGGCCCGTGGCGCCACCGTGGACTTCGTCTACGACTGGCAGGACGCGTTCTCCTCGGCCGGCGTCGGCCCCGGCGCGGACACCCCGATCACGGCTCTTCCGACCTCGCTGGTGTTCACGGTCTACCCGGCCGGCACCTGGGTGGCGGCGGTATCCGACGTCATCACGCTGAACTCGGTCTACGACAGCACCAAGCTGGTCGTCAACCAGGTGACGCAGCTGTTCACGGAGACCGGCTGGGCGATGATCAAGATGTGCCCGGTGTCGCGTGCCTACACCGTCAACATCTGCCCGTCCGGTGAGTCGGGTGCTCAGCGCACCAGCACGAACACGATCACCTGCTGACCTTTCGTTGGACAGGGGGCCGGACTTCGGCCCGGCCCCCAAGCCACAGATCTGACGAAAGGAGGAAGACCTGATGGTTGCAGTCATCCCGCCGGTACTACTGACGGCCGACCCCAACCCGAACCAGCAGCGCTACGGCCTCTTCACTGCGGCCAACGGTCCGCTGCAGCTTCCGGACCACGCCAAGATGGGTGGTCTGTTCTACACGACTCCGTTGTGCTCCCTGCCGGGTGGCTACGAGGTCAACTGCATCCCGGATCTCGACACCAAGACGTTCACCGACGGCCTGACCACGATCACCGGAACCCCATTCGTGGTGATCGCCTCATTCCTGTGCGGCACCCTGCCGTTCATGGAGCGTGACTGGGATCAGCTCGTCACGGCCAAGCTCCAGGCCGGCGAGCAGGCCGTGGTCGAACAGATCTTCTCGGCCGGGACATTCGCCCAGGCCCCGAGCCTGGCCAACAACACCCCGGCCGGAACGGCGCTCACGGCGGTCACCAGCGTCTCGGCGGCCATCGGCTCCCTGGAGGGCTGGCTGTACCACCAGTACGGGCCGACGGGGATCATCCACATCCCGATCGCCGATGAGGCGAGGGTCATGATCGATGGTCACGTCTACAAGGACGGTCAGGTCTGGCGGACCAAGATGGGCACCGCCGTCTCCTTCGGCGACTACGCGAACGTAGGCCCGACCGGAACCGCCCCGGCCGCCGGACACAGCTTCTGGTACATCACCGGCCAGATGTCGATCTGGCGCTCCTCGGACATCTTCGTGTCCCCATGGGGTGCCTCGATCGACAAGGTGACCAACCAGGTCAGGATGTACGCCGAGCGTGAGTATGTCGTGGCCTACGACTGCTTCAACGCCTCCGTCGATATCACCCTTGGAGCCTGACATGGCGCTCGTAGATCCAGGCCGCGAGGATCTGGCTGGCCATACCCAGCTCCTGCTCGGCCTGGCCGAAGACCCAAATCACGTCCAGACCACCTCGGATGGCAGCAACGGAATCGCCTTCGTGGTGCCGGACTACCTGTACGAGCTTTACCTCAAGGCTCTCAAGGTCAAGCAGGAAACGGGCGCCGAGGACGCCGAAGACACGGACGACAAGGTTCAGACGCCGGTAAAGCGCAAGCCCGGCCGTCCGAAGAAGATCGATAGTTAAGGGGACCCAAAGTGGCTTCTGAGTGCTTCACCGTCTTTCGGGTCCCGGCTGTCCGCGTGACCCAGCTCGACGCTTGTGGCGTTGTCCAGACCGGGGCCTGCGCTCAGGTGACCTCCAGCGGCCTGATCTCGGTCGCCCAGGCTCCTGAGTATGAGGCCCGTCAGGACTACTTCGCCCTGAACGCCGACGCCCAGCCGTGTATCACCGACACCGCTCCGCCGATCCTCAAGTGGATCAACATCACCGTGATCTTCTGCAACGTCGACCCGCAGCTCTTGTCGATCATGTCCGGCGAACCCCTCGTCCTCGATGACGCGGATACCCCCAATGTGGTCGGCTGGGACACCGCCGTGGGCTCGGTCAACACGGTGAACTTCGCCCTGGAAACCTGGACCCGTATCGGCGGCTCCAACGCCTGCACCGACGGCCTGGTCAACTACGGATACTTCCTGGCGCCGTGGGTGACCGAGGGCACCATCGGCGATGTGACCCTGCAGAACGGCGCCGCCAACTTCACGGTCACCGGGCGTACCAATGCCAACAGCCCGTGGGGTGTCGGCCCGTATAACGTCCTGACCAATCAGTCCGGTACCAACCAGGGCTTTCCCGGCCCGATGCTGACGGCCATCGGTGCGAATACGCATCGACGGGCGCAGCTGGTCAATCTGGCTCCCCCGACCGCCGCATGTGGCTGTGGCCCGGTCCCGGGCCTGTCGATGACGGCCGCCGCCGTGGTGAAGGCCGCGACCCTGACCTTCCATGTCGCACCCGCTCCGACGTTCCCGCTCTATGTGGACTGGGGTGACGGCACGGTCGTGGAGATCACCACCCCGGCCCTGACCGCGACCCACACCTACGCGACCGCCGCGACCTTCACGATCACCTCCGGCCCGATGGACTTCTCCACCGCTCCGTCGACCACGACGGTCACCACCACCTGACAAGTGAGGACCGGCTGGGATCTGGTTATCAGCTCCCAGCCGGTCGGATCTCAGATAGATCGGACACACCGTGGCGAACGCGTTAGGCAGACCACTTCTTGCGAGCGCAACTGCGCGAACAGAAGCGACCCCTGCCTGGGCGCTTGTCAGCGGAGATGAACAAGAAGCTGGTTCCGCAAGGACAGATGCGCTCTTCGGCTCTATGTCGAATCGGACTTCCAGTCATGTAAGCCCAGGTCTCGCCTGGCTTGATGTTGTGTGGATGTCCACGTCGGCAGTTGCAGCCATGGCAGCTTGGCTCCAGGTTGTCCGGAGCGTTGTTGCCGGAATCGTTGTCCAGGTGATCCACCACCAGAACTCCTTTTCCGGTGCCGCTGCCCCAGTTCACCTGAGTGTCACAGGTGTGACACCGATGTGGACCCGGGCCAATCTTGTCCCAGAGCACAAGGCGATGCCTTGGCACTGTCTTCCAGTGGGCTTCAGGCTGCAGGGGATGGTTCCTCAGTCTGACCCATCGGTATCTCGTCATTTAGCAAACCTAGCATGAGACAGGTTAGCCAATGAGTAACGCGTTGTACGACAAGGGCCGGGAGAGCTACCTCAAGGCCGAGATCAACATGCCCACCGACAACATCAAGGTCGTCGCGGTCTCCTCGGCCTATGTCCCCAACCTGGCCACGGATCAGTTTTTCAGCTCGGTCTCCGGTGTCATTGCCACCTCGGCGAACCTGACCACCAAGACCACGACGGCAGGCGTTTTCGACGCCGACGATGTGACCTTCACGGCTGTGGCGTCAGGGTCCACCATCACTCAGCTCGTCATGTACCAGGACACCGGGGTCGCCGGAACCAGCCGACTCATCGCCCTCTGGGACACCGTCACCGGATTTCCGCAGCTCACCAATGGTGGCGATATCGTCATCGCCTGGAGCAGTGGCGCCAGCAAGATCTTCAAGCTCTGACTCGACCGACTCGCCGGTGATCGGGTCGATGGCTCTCATCCAGGGTTCGCCGGCCGGGAGCAACGGCATCGCCCAATCCCCATACGTCATGGCGACCACCATAACCGAGGGGGTGTGACATGGCGTCGAAGCTGAACATCGTTAACGGCATCCCCAACGGCAACACTGTCACCAGCGCCAACTCCGGCGGCTCATCCGGGGATGCCTTCAACTCGACCTCATCGACCGGTGCTGTCCTCATCTCGGACAACACCCATGCCGCCCACGGCACCCAGTCGGTAAAGATCTCCACCACCTCGTCGGCCACCTCGTCGATGACATGGACCCTGACGGCCTCGGGGACCTGGTGGTTTCGGATCTACTTCTGGATCGATTCCATCGTCGCGGCCACCAACCCGTCGCTATGCCGGCTGCGTGGAACCACCGACACCGTCCAGGCGTTGCGGGTCACCTTCGATGACACCCGTCATTTGCAGCTCCGCAACACTAGCAACTCCCTGATCTCCACCATGACGGCCGCCTTCACCTTCTCGCAGTGGAACCGGGTGGAGGGCTTCTGCACTCCCGGCAACGGCACCACCACCGGGGCTGGTGAGGTCAAGCTGTTCGTGGCCGATAGCTCCACTCCGGTCGCCAATGGGACTCTGTCCACCACCGGCCAGAACATGGGGTCGGTCACCAATATCGACGCCATCAACTTCGGCCAGGTCGTGGCCATCGCGTCGCTGCCCGCCGAATGGATGGACGACTTCGCGGTCTCCAACGTCAACTATCCCGGCGCCCAGGTCCAGACCCTCAGCCCGGCATCGATCGCCAGCACGGAGTCCTTCGGGACGCCGGTATCTCAGCCGGGCCGGGTCACCATCACGCTGACCTCGATCACCTCGGCCGAGGCATTCGGAACCCCCCAGTCCCAGCCAGGCCGGGTGACCCGTTCTCCGGCCTCCATCGCCAGCGCTGAGGCTTTCGGGACGCCATTCGACCTTCCGGGCGCGGTCATCCTCTCCCCCGCCTCGGTTCCTTCGGCTCAAGCCTTCGGGGCTGCCGCTTCACAGCCGGGAGCGGTTCTCCTCTCGCCGGCCTCCATCGCAACGGCCGAGGCCTTCGGAACTCCGACGGAGACTCCCGGCCGCGCCACCCTCTCACCGGCCTCCATCCCGACCTCGGAGACTTTCGGAACTCCGCAGGATTCCCCGGGATCGGCGACCCGCAACCCGGGAAGCATCCTGACGGCCGAGGCGGTTCCGACGCCTTCGGCATCGGCCTCGGTCACCCTCTCCCCGGCCTCGATCCCCTCGACCGAGTCCTTCGGGCTTCCCCGGGCTCTGACGCCGGCCAGTACGATCACCCTGCATCCGCCGTCGATCGACTCCGAAGAGGCATTCGGTCAGGTGATCTCCGCTCGGATTACGCCGGCCCGTGGGGCATGCTGTACTGGTGAGGAGTTCCGGACGACCTGCTGCATTGCTCGCATCCCCGGCACGGAAGATGAGGACATATGAGTAGCCCCTGCGTCTGGACCCTCGACACCGGATGCTGCTCCGGCTGGGACGCCTTCGATCCGGCCGTGCAGACCCGTGCCTCACAGTGGGCCACCGACGTCATGTGGGCCGCGACCGGCCGGCAGTTCGGGGTCTGCCCGGTTACCGTGCGTCCCTGCTTCAACAACCAGTACAACGGCCTCGGGGTATGGTGGAGCGATGGCAGTTTTTGGCCTTACATCTTCAACGGACAGTGGTACAACGCTGGTTGCGGCTGCGTCGGAAGGTGCTGCTGTGAACCCCTACCGTTCACTCAGGCCTGGCTGCCGGGCCCTGTCGCTGGAGTCTCTGAGGTTCGAGTCGATGGGATCGTCATCGACCCCGCCGCTTACCGGGTCGATGATGGTCAATGGCTCGTACGCCAGGATGGAGATCGTTGGCCGGTCTGCCAGGACTACAACCTGGCGGCTGGTCTGGCCGGAACCTGGGATGTCACCTACTTCCGGGGAGACCCCGTCCCGAACTCCGTCCTCATCGCCGGGGGTTCTCTAGCCTGCGAGTTCGCTAAGGCTTGCGTCGGTGGTGAATGTCGCCTTCCCGGCCGGGTGACCCAGTTGATTCGCCAGGGTGTGAGCATCTCCATGGTCGACGTGGATACCCTTCTCAGGAATGGGTATACCGGTCTGGTGGAGGTGGACCAGGTGATTCGTAGCTTCAATCCGGCCGGGCTCACCCATCGCCTTCGGGTCTACTCGCCGGACACCATGGTGAACCGGGTGACCACATCATGACCTGGATCGAGGGGATCGACGCGGCCTGGAGCAGGCCCACACCGGCCCAGGTGGTCGCGGCCGGGAAGCACTTCATCGTCGGCTACGTCAGCCATGACGTCTTGAAGAACCTGACCAGGGATGAGTGTCTGGCCTACCTTGATGCCGGTATCGCCGTCGGGCTGGTGTGGGAGACAACCCGGGAGAGGTCCCTTTCGGGTCGAGCCGGCGGAATCCCGGATGGAATCGAGGCTCGTCGACAGGCCCGAGCAATCGGTTTCCCGGACTCCAGGCCGATCGGATTCACGGTCGACTTCAATGCCACCGCACAGCAGCTCGAGTCTCTGGTCGGTCCATACGGGACCGCATTCCGTGAGGGTGTGACGACATCCGGCGTATACGGCGGCAAGAGGACGATCAAGTACTTCGCCGACAAGAAGTTGGCGGACCACTTCTGGCAGACCTATGCGTGGTCGACGGCCGGCACCACGATCGCCCAGATGCGGGCCAACCCGAATGACTCCGGCTGGGACATCAGGGCTGATGTGCAGCAGTACCACAACGGCGTGAGCATCGGTGGCCACGACACCGATCTGGACCGAGCCAAGGATCTTTCCGCTTTCTGGACGAAGGACAATCAAGACATGACCGCACCCACCGCAGCCGAGATCGAGAACAAGGTCTGGCACACTGCCGGTTCGACCGGAAACCCGGAGCTCTCGGCCGGCTCGGAGCTGGCAATCGCCTCCCGTGACGCCACCGCCGCATCCGACAAGGCCGACCAGATCCTGGCCGCCATCGCCGCCCTTCCTCCCGGCACCGCAGGCTCCATCGATATGGAAGCCCTCCGTCAGGTCATCGCCGAGGAGGTCGGCAAGGCCCTCGATCGGACCTCCACGACCTTTACCCTGAACTACGACAACCCGCCGACGACGGGCTGATCCATGGCCGGCGGCGCGATTGACCCGTACAACGCCTCAGTGCAGCTTCTGGCCTGCCTGACGGTGGCGGTACAGGCTGCCGAAAATCCACCGCAGAAGATCCAGTTTCTGCCCGGGAACCAGGCCGGCGAGGACATCTCCGAATTCGAGGATCTCTGCCGCTGCGGCACCGCCTATGTCCGGGTCTCCACCGTCTACCCGTCCTTCCAGGACTTCCCGGCCCCCGATACGCAGGCCATCCCCTGCCAGCAGCAAGCCCTTGGGGTCGTCTACGAGGTCGGCATCATGCGGTGTGCGCCTATAGGGTCCGTCCAGCATGTCCCCACGGCGGCGGAATGGCTGACGGCCTTCCAGCAGCAGATGGTCGACATGACCTCGCTGATGAAGGCGGCCTGCTGCTTCCGGAATTTCTACCCGCTGGACGCCATGCTGATCGGAGCATGGACGCCAACAGGGCCACAGGGAGCCTGCCTGCTGGGAACCATCAACATCACCCACCAGATCGCCGGATGTGGAGACTGTTCATGATCCGAACCGTCAAGACCAACTTCGCCTTCAACGGCATGCCCAAGGGTCTGATCTTCACCTACGATACGGAAGCCGACACGGGTGTTGAGAAGCTGGTGGTGGCCGGAATGCTGTCCGATGTCACGGCGATAGACGTCGGTCCCGAGACGATCGTCCTCGAGATGCCTGGCATCGACAGCACCGAACGGATGGGAGAGATCAATGGCGAAGGTGAGGATCAATCACCTGACGGTGGCGGCGACGGCCTCCCGGCTGGCGACACCTCCGGTGACGAAGATGTGCAAGGAAACAAAGGAGCTCGCGCAAAAGTGGCCAAGGGCCGGTAACCCCGCTCTGACCTATCCACCGACCGGACATCTCGCCTCGAAGATGTTCTACCGGGTCAGGGAGCGCAAGAGCGGTCCATTCGGAGTGGTGGGCAATACCGCTCCATATGCCGAGGCTGTCCACAACGGCACCAAGGCTCACTGGATCAGGGCGAAGAACTTCAAGGTCATGAAGTTCCGCTGGAAGCGCTTCGGCGGGGTGTACGCCTACTTCCCGCTGGTCTGGCATCCGGCCACCAAGGGGTCCTACTTCCTGACCATCCCGATGAGGATCGTCGCGGCCCGGAACGGATTCAAGGTCAAGCCGACACCGCCGCTGTAAGCTCTCGGCATGGAGAAGAAGACCGAAGCGCTGCTGCCGTTCACCGTGATGTTCGGTGAACGTGAGATCGGATTCAACGCACCCTCCGAGGGCCAGATGGCCGTCATCGCCCTGGCCGCCCGACGGGCCAAGAGGGGCGGTTCCGGAGCCCTTGAGGCCGTCGGCCTCATCCTCGACGTGATCGACAAGATGGTCACGGTGGAAGCCGACCGCGATTGGCTGGAGGACGGTCTTGTCGACACCTCCATCGGCCTCGACGATTTCATCGGCGTCCTGGACGGCATCAACGCCGAGCCCGAGCAGTCCAAGCCGGCCAGGAAGTCCGTCCCGGTAGGCCGAGTCCGCAGTGGTAACCGTTGACCCGACGGCCAGCCTCGGAATCCGCAGTGTCTATGTGACCCTTGGCGGCGTCGAGTACGAGATGAGGGGCCGCTCGGCCGCCGACTGGATTGAACTGTTGACCACCACGGATATCAGCGCGGTCATCCCCGGCTGGCTTGACGAGGACGACGAGGACCGGATTCTGGATCTTCTGGGACAGGGGAAGATCGCGTTCACGGAGCTCGAAGAGGCCGGGCATGACGTCCTGAGCAATGCCGCCGGACGTCCCTGGTGGTGGGCGCTCAAGCTGATGGCCTATGCCGCATCCGACATCCATCGTTGGTCAAGGGTGAATGGACGCCTGGTCATGGCCGGCGTGGACGGGCAGACGATCCCACTTGCGGCCTGGGTGGATGCGGTCTATTTCCAGCATATCGAGCACATCGACGACCCCGATGAGCGGTTGAAGTTCCAAGCCGACATGGATATGCCGCCCTCGATTGAACACCTCGACGAGGAAGAGGAGTCCGAGGCGTTCCTGTCCATGCTCGGCTGAGATCGTTTCGGGCCGTTATGCCTCTACGATGGGCATGTGCAATCCCTCGGAGACGCGTACATCGACGTCCACGCGAACACCGATAAGGTCGCGCCCGAGATCGAGGCTGGAGTCAAGAAGGGCGCCGAAGAGGTCGAGAAGAGCAACGACTTCGACGGAATCGTCAAGGCTGCGGACAAGGCCGGATCACGGGCCGGCGACGGATTCGGCAAGTCCTTCATCCGTGACGCCTCCGGTCGGTTGCGCGACGAGAGGGGAAAGTTCGTCTCCGAGGGTCAGAGGATCGGCCATGAGGTCGGCGAGAAGATGGGTGACGCCATCGGGGACTCGGTCGAGAAGAAGACCAGGGGACGCATCTCCAACCTGGGAAGGCTGCTGGCTCCGGCCTGGATCAAGACCATCGGCGCCTGGATCGCCGCCGCCGCTCCGGCCGCCATCCAGTTGGCCGGAACGTTGGCCCCGGCCGTCGGAATCCTGGCCGCCCTGGTCCCGGCCGCCATCGGTGGCGCCGCCGCCATCGGCATCTTGAAGGTCTCCTTCGGTGGCCTCAGTGCGATCGTCAAGGAATCCACCACCGATGTCGCCCAGTTCAACAAGGACATGGCGGAGCTTGCTCCGAGCACCCAGAAGTTCGTGAAGAACCTGCTGGCCATCAAGCCCGCCTTGCACGACTTGAAGATTCAGCTCCAGGGCTCCTTCTTCGCATCCTTCAACGACCTGACCCTGGGGACGGTCAACAAGGCCCTGACCACGCTCAACTACAGCCTCGGGGCTATCGCCTACACCCTCGGCGGACAGCTGGCCCAGGCCGGAAACACCCTCCTCGGCGGCAAGGGAATCGGGCTCGTCAATGACATTCTGCTGAGCTTCGACGACACCCTGACCCATCTCGGCCCCATCCTCAGCAACTTCATCACCGCCCTTCTGCAGATCGGAAAGGTGGCCGGTCCTCTGCTGGAAAGCCTTGGTGGCGGCCTGGAGAAGGTGTCGGCGAGGTTCGCCGCATTCATCTCTAAGGCGGCGGCGAACGGCTCCCTGAAAAAGTTCTTCGATGACGCCCTGGTCGCCGGGGATCAACTGTTGAAGCTTGCCGGCTCGCTGCTGAGCATCGTCGGCTCCCTGCTCGACGCCGGAGCCAAGGCCGGTGGCGGCAACACCTTGATCTCGTTCTTCCAGGAGCTGGCCGGCATCTTCAAGGAGCTGGACAAGTCCGGTGCCCTGACCGCCTTCTTCCAGGTCTTCAATACCTTCTTCGGCTCGATCTCGGCCATCGTCAAGCCGCTGCTGCCACTGGTATCCCAGCTGGTCAAGCTATTCGGCGGTGAGCTGGTCAAGGTCTTGACCCTGCTGACGCCGCCATTGACCGTCATTACGCAGGCGATCGCGGATGCCCTGATCCCGGTGCTGCCCAGCCTACAGAAGGCGATCGATGCACTTTCGCCGGTTCTTGTCATCTTCGCCCAGGTCCTGGCCGATGTGTTCAAGCAGATCACCCCGGAGGTCTCGAAGGTCTTGATCGACCTCTTCGAGACGCTTGCCCTCACACTCGTCGATCTTGCCCCGACGATCAAGGAGCTCCTTCCGGTCCTCGGCCAGTTGGCGATTCTCATCGTCGATCTGCTGTCGGCGCAGACGATCGCCGCCCTGCAGATATTCGCCACCGTCCTGCCGATCATCGCCGCCGTCATCAATGCCGTCCTGGTGCCGGCCCTGATGGCGCTGAACTTCATCCTGAGGCCGCTCAACAAGCTTTTCAGCGAGTTCATCATCCCGTTTGTCAGCCAGTTCGCCTCGATGGCGGTTCAGGAGTTCGACGCCCTCGGCAAGATCGCCGGCAAGGTGGGCAAGTTCTTCGAGAAGGTCGGCGGGGATATCGCGGACTTCTTCACCAAGACGATCCCGAAGTGGTTCGGCAAGATCGGCGACTTCTTCACCCACCTCCCGGAGAACCTGGAGAAGCTGCTCAAGAAGGCCATCAAGAAGGCGTTCGACGCCGTGCTGATCGCGATCGGCATCGGCATCGGCCTAGTCATCTTCGCCTTCACGAAGCTTCCCGGAAAGATCGTCTCGGCCATCGGAAACCTGGGCGACAAGCTCAAGCGCTTCCTGGCCGACGAGTGGGACAAGGTGGTCGACGGGGTCAGCGACTTCACGGCCAAGATGATCGATCGGGCCCACGAGATCCCCGGCAAGATCGCCGCCGGACTGTCCTCGCTGGGAAGGACGATCAAGCACGTCTTCAAGGAGGCCTTCGACACCGCCATCGACACCGTGACCGGCACCTTCGACAAGATCGTCGGTTTCGTCAAGGACCTGCCACACCGCATCGAGTCCTTCACCGCCAAGCTGGTGGCCAGCGGTATCAAGCTGGTCACCGGATTCCTGAACGGCCTTTCTCACCCGGGCAAGTTGATCCATTCGATTTCCGACACCATCTTCGGCTTCCTCAAGGACAAGATCAACTATGTGATCGGGAAGCTGAACGAGGGTATCGACAAGGTCGGCCACTTCATCCCCGGCGGGATACCGCACATCCCGAAGCTTGCCCGGGGTGCCTTCCTACAGCACCCGACGTTGGCCCTGCTGGCCGAGGCCGGTCCCGAAGTGGTGCTACCGACCAATGACGCGGCCAGGGCTCGTGAACTGCTCAGCGAGTCCGGACTCCTCGGCAGGCTGGACCTTCACTCATCGGTGCCGAACGTCGACGTCAAGGTCTACATCGGACAGCGGGAGTTGACCGACATCGTGGACACCCGGGTCTCCGTGGCCAACGACAACACCGCCCGCCAGCTGGCCTTCGGAGCTAGGACCGCCTGATGCCCGACATCATCGCCACCCCCGTGCCGGCCGCCGGATATGTACTGCTGACCATCAACTGGTCGGCCACGCCGGCCGTCACCTTCGCCCGGGTCGTCAGGATCGCCGCCGACGGCACGGAGACCGTGGTGCGTCCGAACACCTCGACCGATGCCTCCGGTGACTACATGGAGCTGTCAGGGGGGCTGGCGGTCATCTATGACACGGAGGCCCCGTTCGACGTTTCCCTGACCTACCGCACCGACGCCCTTTCCGGTTCCGCCCTCACCGCCACCTCCAGCGAGGTCATCCTGCAGGCCGGTGGCTCCATCTGGCTGCGCGACCCTCTTTACCCGGCCAACAACCGCAGGGTCACGCTGGGCACAAACGCTCCACTTCCGGAATGCATCCCCGGCGAGGGCATCTTCTTCCGGAGCATGGACGATGAGACGTTGGCCAGCCAGACCGTGAACGCCACGGTCAACGACCGCTCCACGCCGGTACCGCAGGTCTATGTCCGAGGGCCGAGGACATCGGCCCTGAACCTGATCTGTCGCACCTTCGACGATCGGGACCTGATGCTCGACCTCTTGGCCAACGGGACCGTCCTGCTACTGGATCTGCCGGCCAAATATGGTTACAACAGCCGTTACATCTCCGTTGGGGATGTTCCAGTCAGTCGGGTCTCACGGAACTATGCCCGGCAGTGGACGCTGATGTCACTGCCCTATGTGGTGGTGGATCGACCGGCCGGACTGGGCTTCGGGGTTCTCGGAACCCGATGGATCGATCTCTGTGTGGAAAACGGCGGCCTGTACAACACCTATGCCGATGCCACTGCGGCCGGTGTCACCTGGCAGCGGCTCCTCTACGGGGACGGCTCACTGGTGGGCAGCGACCCCGGATACCGAACCTGGGCTCAGGTATTGACCGATTTCGCCAGCTGGTCGGCTGTGAACTCCGGCGGCCGTACCTGGGAAGATCTACTGGAGGGTCGCTGACATGCTCTCCGGTGGACTCGACGGCCTCTACCGTTCCCTGCTGGCCGGTCCGCACAAGCCGACCTGCCGAGTGGAGGTGTGGAGTCAGGGTGCTCGTATCGACGGCTACGGGGATGCCGGGCTTCCAATCGTCTCCGGCTCCGTCTCGGCCACACTGGCATCCCGGGTGGCCAGGACCGTTCAGATCGGCGTCACTCCCAACCTCTTTCCGGACACCTCCGACGACCTCCTCTATCCGGCGGGGAACCAGCTGAAAATCTTCAAGGGCATCGAAGGATTCGGTGGCCCTCAGTACGAATGGCAGGTCTTCTTCGGCCGCATCAACGACATCGGTCTTGGCAGTAACGGAGATGTCACCCTCAACGCCGTCGACCGCGCCGGAGACATCGCGGGAGCGCTGTTCCCCACCCCCCGCCAGTCGAACATCGATCAGTTCATCACCACGCAGTTCGTCGAATTGATCAAGCAGGCCATCCCGGACGCCACCTTCGGGACCTTCGACAGCACCTCGGCCCGTACGCCGAATCTGGTGTGGCAGGTGGACCGGGCGGCGGCCTGCGATCAGCTGGCCAATGCGGCGAACATGTACTGGTACCCGTTGGCCAACGGAGATTTCGTAATGCGGACCATCGCCTGGGACGACGACTCCCCGTCACTGTTGACGCTCACCGACGGTCAGGGCGGAACACTGAACGCATGGAATTACGGATTCTCTCGAGCCGGAGTCGCAAACCAGATCTATGTCGTGGGAGAGCGCACCGACGGTTCCACGCCGGTCTACGGCTCCGCTTCGGACGGAGATCCCACATCGCCTACCTATATCGGCGGCAAGTTCGGGACCCAATCCCAGCAGATATCGGTGCAGACGATCACCTCACCATCTCAGGCCCAACAGATCGCCCGCTCCTATCTGCGTCAGTCGAAGGCGTTGACCCAGGTCTGGAGGGTTAACTGCATCCCGGATGCCTCACTGGAACTCGGGGATGCCCTGACGCTTATCGGCCATGAACCGTCGGGAAGGGCCCGCACCTCTTCGGTCCAGATCATCTCGGACTTCACCCTCCCGCTGACCGGCGTGGATGGGAGCATGAACATCAGCTTCCGGGCTCAGCAGCCCGGTGGAATCGGCTAGGAGCAGACATGGCAGGCGCTACCGCTGTTTACGGAATCCCTTACGCCAGTGCCGGCGACCCTGCCGACGGCGCCGGCAACGAACAGTCCGGCTTCTCCGCCACGGACACCGCTGTCGCCGGCCTCTTCTCCCGGACGACCGCCAACCAGCTCCTGGCCGCCTCCAACACCACTCTGCAGGATGTGACC